AAAAATGCAGTATTTAAGTAAGTTGAAAACAATATTAATCACTACTGACTTATTACTATGTAGAGGAAAAAAAAGTTAGAATGTCGTCGGTTTGGCTTTTAACGCTTAGTGAAACGACGTGGGACGGAAGTGATTATGATATTCAACTTTATAAATCGCTTGAAGGTGTACACTATTTTCTACAGCAAAATTGGAAGAGTTGGAGGTATAGAGCTGACATGGACGAAGGCTTTGGACCTCATTGCCCAACTCTAGAATCGCTAAGAAAACGAACTGAATCTGATGTCAGCTTTAATCCAATCGATACTGAGATTGTTGTTGCTGACTTGGGTGGTGATTATCATTACAGTCTCTTAATAAAGATACAATATAAGTATATTAATGATTAGAGTGTCTTTTTCTTTGAGAGCAAATGACTCCCTTGTTAGTTGCAATTTCATCCTGAAATTCTTCACTTTCCTCACTTTCTCTTTCTACGTCTTCTCTGTCTTCTCTGTCTTCTCTGTCTTCTCGTTCCTTTCTTTCTCTTTCTCTATCTTCCTGTTCCCTTCTCTCTCTGCTTTCTCTGTCTTCTTGCTCCCTTCTCTCTCTTTCTCTTTCTACCGACAATTTCAAGTCCGTATCAAAATATTCTCTGTCTTTTTCTCCCAACAATTCCAATTCCTTCCGTTTTTCTTCTTCTCCTTCTCCTTCTCCTTCTTTTTGTTGTTTCTCATTCTTTTCCTCTTCTTCTTTTGTAATTGGTGTTTTTTGTGTGGGTGCCACACATACAGAAGAAAATAGTTTTGTACATTGTTTTGAAGTTACAATAGATAATGTCAAAAACACAACAAGGCTAGGAATTGATACGTCCCATGTCATGTGCGTTAAAAGACCTAACAGAGCTCCTGATACTGTACATGCAAAACTATTTAATGGAATACGAAATGCATCTTGAGACACTAGTGCACGAATGTAATTGTATTCAGTTAAAAAATCAAACGAAATGAATTTAAAATGTGCCAAGTTAAATCCCACGGCAGCTCCAATCCAGGTAAAAAGAGACATTTATTTTATTAAAAAACATTAATTAATTAATTTTTTTAAAACTACAAATCGCGAACGAACGAACAGAAATGTACTTTAAGTCAAGTTTTAATGAATCAGCAAAACCTATTCGTGTGTCTGAAATAATGTCGAGGAAATGGGGCATATTTAATGGACTTTCGTATGAAGCAGAATCAACAATTGATATAGATATTGATCAAGACTCGCTGGAACTTGTTGTTGAGTATTATTCAATTATTGATTGCGACGATGTTGATATTCCCAAACCTCTTCCATATGAAGCATCCTTTGTTCTTCACTTTACAAATGCCTTGGGTAACAAATTAAGGACTCACGCAATGTGGATTGATAGAATTGCTCGACTAAAGGAGGATAACAAAGAAAGAATTCAATTATGGAGACTTTTTGAGGCGGCAAATTTATTGCACGCACAAAAACTTCTTGATTTGTGCAGCGCTCGAATTGCATTTGAATTCAAAAACATGAAACCAGCAGAGCTTCGACGAGTTTTACATATTTAATTACAAAGTGAAGAGGGTGAGGAGAGGCGAGGGTAGAAGAGGAAAGGAAACAAAAAAAAACTATTTTTGCAATATTTTAAGTTACCTACATTATTGATTCAGTCTTTTCCGCCATTTCCGAGAAGGCCTTCAAGAAGACTTGTCGGACCTTTTGTCATTCCGGTAGCCGACGAAGACGAAGCTGTATTACCCTTTACTAAAGCTCTGGCTTTTGCCTGGGCTGCCTCGACTTGTTTTCGAGCATCTCTCATTATTTCTGCTTGATTATCTACTTCCCTTTGCTGGGCCTCTGCGAGGTCTTTTTCAACAGCTCTGGTGTCCGGCTGGGCAGAATTAGGAATTTCATATGTCTTATTAAGTCCTGCAGCAGCACCGCCGATATATCCCTTCGAGCCAGGCGTCTTGCATAAGAAAAGTCTTCCCCAAACCGCGAAAAACAAGAACAGCAAGTAATAAATAAGAAGTGCCTTTGTAAAGGCTTTTGACTGATCTCTTAATGCGTCGTAATTAACGTAACTGGAAATGCGCGCAGGAGATGAGGTTTCTGTCGCGTAAACTATGGAGCTTCTGACCTCGATTGTTGTCGCTGTTACGCCTGTTACTTCAAACGTTCCGTTGAATCCCGCATACGTTGCTCCCGTTACTGTTATTTGCGTCCCCCTAACAATGCCTGCAGAATAACCGGAAGCTCCAGTGTACGTGACTCTCTTTGCGGCACCGCTTCCAGTTGAAGCAATCGTATCGATTGCGAGATCCGGACTGCTTAACGTAACTGGAGCTTTTGCAACGCGTGTACAATTCAAGTCGGTTGCGCAAGGAGTTACTGCCAAGATAATAAAGATAAGAAGAACAGTTGCCCATGCAAATCCAAAGAGTGGAAGGTTTTTCCCAAATGGCAGAGCCAAGATGACTGCAGGTGCAAATGGCAGGACCAAAACTCCCTTGGACGAGCAGACGTAATCAATCATGTAGGCTTCCATGGCGGGCTATTTTTTTGATTAAAGCAAAGTAAATCCTTTTTTTTTATTTCTTGGCTCTTCCTAACCCAAATACTTGCATATATAATAACTTTTTTTTATTTACCTCTTTTCTTTTTAACTTTACCTCAAATTAGTAACAATTAAGTAAATTGCACCAAGGATCAAGATTGTCCACAAGAACCAAAGCCACCCTACGTATCGTTGCTTTGATGCTGACTTCTTTGTCGCATTTCCACTCGACTTGGTCGCCTTCTTTACGCTTCCTCCAGAAACCTTCGTAGTCTTTTTCGACTCGTAGCTCACCGACTTTGAGCTCTTTTTTGAAGCACTTTTCTTGTCAGATTTATCAGCCTTTGCGACCTTTTTCCCGGATGAGTTTGTCTTTTTTGAAGTCTTGCCAGACTTTTTCGACGTCTTTGAGGTCTTATCGTTCTTCTTTGCAGCTTGACCGCTCTTCTTATTATTTTTCTGAGTGGTTTTCGTTGACTTATTAGCAGCCTTTGTGGTTTTACCGGAAGTCTTGTTTGTCTTTGACGCATCCTTGTCAGTTTTCGTCTTGCTGCTTTTACCACTCTTGCTACCCATTTCCAAACGAAGCTTAAAATGTCTTTTTGTTTTTTTCTTTTCTATCTATATCTTTCAAAAATTACGTCGATAACCAAAAAAAAATTATATATTTTTTTATATTTATTTTAATGCATCATTAAAGAAAATGAACGCAGAATGTACTGTATGTTTAACGGTGTACACCAACAATGAACAGCTAAAATTAATTAAATGCCAGTGTGGGTTTGAAGCATGCAGAGACTGCTGCTTGACGTACGCTTTACCGTCGTGCATGAAATGTAAGACGCATTATACAAAACAATTTTGCAAAAAGTTTAACATTTCTATCTTGTTTAAGGCGTATCACGAAAAACTTTTATGGGAGCGCGAATTCTCTCTGTTAGCATCTACGCAACCCTTTTTGGATTGGGAAGACACAGTTGCAAAGCTCAAGAAAAGGCTCAGATTTGGCGAACGCGTACTCTTTCCCGAAAAGCCAAAAATGTTTTTAAACAGCTCTACAACAAACCCAATCTTTGCTTGTCCGGGATCAGAGTGTCGGGGATTTGTAGGCAATACACACTGCGGAACGTGTAAGAAGGAGGTTTGCACAAAATGCAGAGAGTTTGTTTGTACCCTACTGCCAGATACGGCTGAACCTCAAAAAAAAAGCATTTACCATTCATCTAACAACAACAACAATAAAGCAAAGCATGTGTGCGACCCTCTTCTTCTCGCATCCATTACGTCAATTGCGCAAGAAGCAAAATCATGTCCGCGTTGCCGCGCGCAAATCTTTCGTATTGAGGGTTGTAATCACATGTTTTGCACGAATTGCAGAACGCATTTTGATTGGGAAACAAACCGAGTCTTGACAAGCAGCTCAAATCATCATTATGACTTGACCACCGCCTTTTCAACAAATGTTGCAACTCTTGCTATTTCCAGAAATTCGGAACAATGCAACACCGACCCCTTTACCGACGCAATTCCGAGTTCTGTTGTTTCCAGCCCTGAAATGAATCAGGACCTTTTAAGAGCAGTATGGAAGGAGCCAATTTCTGCACGATTTTTATTGAGAAAACGTTTAAGCGCTTTTGAAACAGAATTTCAGTACCAAGAGTCTTTGCTTCGCATTCGCCTCATGTTTTTACGGGGTCAAGTCACGGAGGAGCAAGCAAAGTCACGTGTTTTGCAAGAAGATGAAAAGCACGAGAAAATGTTTCGGCAACGCAGTCTTCTTGAAATGTACTTGAATATCTGCAACGACTTGCAGAGAATGGTGTATGTAAATCAGAGTCAAGCGAATCAGGCAGAGGCACTACAAATCTACAAGAACTTGATTGATACGTGTCAGTCGGCGTCTCGTGACACTAAATCGGAATTAGGGGGGGAGTGTTTGGGATTTTCATGCGTCTTTGCTTCGCAAATGCCGCATGTGACATTGTAGCTTGTATCGTTGGGGTGTGGTGTGGGATGGATGGGAAAAAAATAAAGGTTCACTTCGGTTCAATGTTCAATACACTTAATACACTCTATCGTTTCATCCATAATTTAATATCCCATGCTTATTGTGCGCGAGCTGGAACCAGAGCGCGAGCCCGAAGAGCGCGAGGAGCGGGAGCGCGTACGTGAAACCGCTTTCTTGGGGCCCGCCTTGCGCGGCGAGCGGCAGTGCTTGGTCTTCGTGTCGCGGACCTTGCCCGGGCTGCAAGGCGTTCTAGGAAGTATGCCCGTCTGGTACTTTTCGCGGCACCGTCCCGTTGAGGCATCGCGGGTCTTGCCGGGAGGGCACGGGGATTTCGCCTTGTTCAGGCGCTCGCGGCAGTGCTTCGTCTTCGGGTCACGGACCTTGCCCGGGCTGCACGGCGTTCTGGGCAGGATGCCGGTCTGGTACTTCTCGCGGCAGCGTCCCGTTGAGGCATCGCGGGTCTTGCCCGAAGGGCACGGAGATTTCGCCTTGTTCAGGCGATCGCGGCAGCGCTTGGTCTCAGTGTCGCGAACCTTGCCCGGGCTGCACGGCGTTCTAGGCAGGATGCCCGTCTGGTACTTCGCGCGGCAACGCTTGGTCGCGCGGTCGCGCGTCTTGCCCTCGGGGCACTTACCCTTGGACATTGACTTTGACTTTGAGCCCGATCTGGAACCGAAAAATAAGTGCGGCATTTTTTTTAAGGGTTTATTCTCTTTTTATTTATACTGAACGTAACAATTTTACAAGATACTTTTTTTTAAATAAAATAATCTAATGAAAACATTTAATACGATCCATAGTCAATGGGTGATCCATAATCACCAGCAAACATATTATCGTAGGCCCCTTCATAGTAGGACGACGGGGTGCCATGGCGAGACCGCTGTGACGAGCGCGAAGCGGAGTGCTTCCTCGGGCCCGGCTTGCGCGGCGAGCGGCAGCGTTTGGACTCTGTGTCGCGAACCTTGCCCGGGCTGCACGGCGTTCTAGGGAGAACACCCGTCTGGTACTTTGCCCGGCAGCGCTTGGTGTCACGATCGCGGGTCTTTCCCTCGGGGCACTTACGCGGTGACCTAGACTTTGAATATGAGCGAGGCTTGTACGGCCCGCGCGGCCCGCTGGCGCCCGTCTTCATCTTCTCGCGGCAGCGTTTTGTCTCACGATCGCGAGTCTTGCCCTTGGGGCAAGGGGATCTCGCCTTGGTCAGAGGCCCGCGGGGCTTGTACGGCCCGCGCGGCCCGCTGGCACCACCCGTCTTCTTCTCGCGGCAGCGCTTGGTCTCGCGATCACGCGTCTTGCCCTCGGGGCACTTACCCTTGGACTTTGACTTTGAGCCCGATCTGGAACCGGAAAATTGGTGCGGCATTTTTTAGAAATTATTTCTTTTTTATTTTTATTAAAAACAACATTTACCAAGACGTTTCTTTTTCAAGTCGTCTTTCATATAATTTTTCCATCATAATTTCCTTTTGAATCCGATCAAAATCAAGTTTTTTTAATCTTTCTTCTAAAAACTTTATGAGCTCATCTACCAATTGCAATTGTACTTCAATTGTTTTGAAGAGTACTTGAGAAAACGTGTCCATTTCTTTTATTTATTTATAGATTTAGAACGTTCACACTCTGCTTTTTAAATAATACAATTTTTTTTTTATTACTTTTAATACAAAACACAACAAAACACAAGACCAAAGAATGGAAGCTATTCTTTCGTTTTTTCGCGAGTTAAAAGAAAGCAATAATGAGTTGTTTTCTAAAGTAACTTCGGATGGAGAGCCGGATAGTCAGAAACTTAGAATGTACTTGAACGAAAACAGCATTGACTGCAAAGGATCAAATATGTTTTCCCTTGTTCGCGCTTTTTCTGAATCCTTCAAACAATCAAGGACGAACGAAAAACAAAATCAAGAAAAAGAGAAAGAGAAAGAGAAAGAGCAAGAAAATAAACAAGAACAGAAAGAGCAAGAGGAGAAAGAGGAAGAGCAAGACCAAGAATTAAAAAAGCGCTATTTAAAAACGGACTTTGATCCTATATCGGTTCAAGCGCTGTCGTTCGAGTTTGAAGTTCTTCATGGTGTCTTTAAAGCAGGACGTCCAGACGAAAGCAGGCAGACTGCTCTCGAGGATGCGCACATAAAGTGTGACCAAGCTCTCGATTGGATAATAGAAATTAAGAATTCCACGGACGATTTTGCAGCAGTTATTGGGGGAGTGACGTACGCAGCGGACACGCCTTCTTTAGCAAACGCATTGTTCGAACTATATTTGCAATTACATTAGTAGATCCTTTTTCGCTTCCTCTTCTAATTCAATTGAAAGTTTTACGGCCTTGTCTAAAGTTAACCACCCGTTTACTCTGTAGGCAAACACCCTGACTTGAAAAAGGTGTCTAACCTTTTCCATCGCATATTCATCTTCAATATCTGGAGTTAAGTGCTTTTGATATTGCAAACATCGCTTTACGCGGAAAGAACACAGGAGATCGGCATGTCGAACAATTTGATATGCATTTTGCCATTTTTTATGGTCCGGAAAAGACAATCCGTTTTTCTGTCGATCAAGCAAATAACTATACGACATTGTTGTTATAATGTTAACTATTGCGTCAATTAAATCTGGAGCAAGGTCAATGGATTTAAAAAAATCTCGAACTTCTTCAACTGCTAAAGATGATTGCGTATATTTTTTATCAACCGTGTCATGAACGGCGGCTGCAAACAAAATTACAGTTTTTTCATCATTTGACACCGTTTCAGCTTGATCATCAATAAGAACATTTGCGAATTGTACGCAGTCCAGAGAGTGCGTAACGTTGTGGCTTTCATCAATACAATATTTCCAGCACATCTTTTCCACAAATTCAAAGACCTTTTCCATTTTCTATTTTCTATTTATCTTACCTTGTTCGTTCGTTCACTCCAAACCTCTTAATTATTTTGTAAATTTTAAACTAACATAGTGCGACACTGCGCACACTGGTGCTGCACACAAAATACTGTCCAATCGATCAAGAACACCTCCATGTCCAGGAATTTTTATGAACACGTCACTGTCTTTTGTTTGACACGACCTCTTGAATGCAGATTCAAGTAAATCTCCTAAAACCGCAGCACATGACGTAATTACACTAAGCTTAAGGGCTTCGAATAATGCAAAAGAATCTTGATTTGGGTTAAGCCATGCATGATGAAAAAGTCCGACCAAGGTTCCTCCACACACTCCTCCAATGCAGCCCGAGATAGTCTTGTGTTCACTTATAAAACGAAGAAGTCGAGGTCCGCCTACTCCAACTTTTATAATTTTCGAAAGTGTTCCTATTAGGAGAGCGCTAATGTCCGTTGCCCAGACGACGAGAAAGAGAAAGAGAATTAAGTTAAAATTTCTCAAATAAAAAACGGACTTTGCAAATACTGAAGAATACATTAGTATCACCAAGATGCAGACAAGCATATTGGATTGATTTATGGGTTGATTCGTATTCAAGCTAAGGACTTGAAGACGTTTATTGTAAAGAGAACAAACCTCATATCCGCTTGCAGCAATTGATGTAGCTAGAAGCAAAGAAAAAGTCCAAACATTTCCCCATACTCCAAGGAGTAAAGCTGCTCCTGCCATGGGCACGGCAAACACAGTTCGAGTCAAAAATTCCATTCTCTTTTTTGTTGTTGTTTTTAATTTTAATTAAAATAAAGTAAAAGAAGTAAAAAGATTGTAATGGAACCGGACGAAGCGACTCGTTCATTTCGTTGCGCTCCTAAAAAAAAAAAATTGAGAGACGTTGTAGAGGATGATTCTGGTGGTGAAAAGGGGAATGATGATGTAATTTGTGCTCTTGAACCAGATAGGTTAAATAATAAAGTTTCTATTTTGATCAACACAAGCAAAAATTCGACTCTTGGTAAAGGAACATATGGAATAGTTCGAACAGGATCCACCTTTTTAAACGGTCTTGCTGATAAAAATGAAAGCGCTTTTAAAACGTTTTTGGGAAAGGATGGAATCTTTTTTTCACAAACAGTGCTTCGAGAAATTATTCCATTGTGTTCTCTTCCGCACCACGAAAACGTCTTAAAACCTCGTATCGTGTTTGTCGACGAAAAAAACCGCCTGCATTTTTCAAGCAAACGAATGAGATGCAATTTGCATGAGCGTCTAAAGTCCGCATCTTCAAGTCTGCAACAGAAAATGGAGTGGAGTTTTCAGCTTATTCATGCAGTAAATCACATGCACGTTAACGGGTTTCTTCACAGAGACATCAAGCTTGAAAATGTTTTTCTGGACGAGGGCGACAATGTGGTTTTAGGCGATCTAGGAATGTCTCGATTTGAATGTAAGTTTGTGTCGCCTCATTTTTCGAGTGGAGTATGCACCTTGTGGACTCGAGCTCCAGAGCTTTGTGCATACGCAGTTGAAGGCCGGAAAAACTCACGAGAACTGTCCTATGACTCTTCAGTTGATTGTTGGTCCTTAGGCGTCACGATTCTCAGCATTTTTGCAGCTCGATATTTCTTTCAAGGAAAGGACGAAGAGGACATGCTAAAACTGATCTTTACATCTTTAGGTAAGCCTAGCGAGGAAACAACTTCAGACTCTTGGGGTATAGGTCGAGAGACGAGGACATCTAAATCTCGATGGAAATTAATTGCTCAATCTACAACATTGCTTTCAACAAACACCGAAGACGTTCTTGACTCTCTTCTTTTGGAATGTTCAAAAAGACGAATTATAATGCATCCAGACTTACTACGCTCAATCCTTCCACTTCTTGCTTTAGAACCCAAATTGAGAGGCAACACTAAGAACGTTTTGCTAAATCCGTTTTGGAAAACAGTTGAAAGTGAAAAGATAAAAGTAGAAAAGACGCAGCAAAAAGATCATGTTCTTTTTGGGTTAAAAAAGAAAACAATAATAATTAATGAAGGGGATAAAGAAGCGAATAAATGTAAAGAAAAGAACGTTCCCGTTTTAATTCCTGAAGAAAATGTACTTTTTTTATGCAAAAAGTACTTTGAATTAGATTTAGAATCAGAATCAGAATCAGAATCAGAAGAAGGAATAGATACAAAAAAAGAAGAATTGTGTTCTCCGCGACCTCAAACTGAAAATGACATTTACGAATCGTGCACAACTCGTGGTGTTTTAAGATTAGCAATCACAGAATGGATTTTATCACTTCAAAAATCTCTTTCTCTCTTACCTTTAACAATCATTGACTCCATTTTGTTTTGGGAGCATGTCCGTGATTTGGTCGATGTTGAAGTGAAAAACGAAATGGTTTTGGCTGCGGCATGCTGTAGTCTTGTTTCTAAAATTCACGAGTATACATTATACACAAGTCAACGATGGATTCGATGCCTGTCAAACTCGGCATCTGTTGACGAACTTGTAAAATACGAAATGCTTGCACTCAAAACGTCAAATTGCTGCATTTTCACTTCGTATTTAAATCATCCAATGTATTTACTAGACAAGGCTGTTTCGGAAGAAAAAACCGCATCGCATCGCGAAAAAATCTTGATGAATCTTTGCTCTTTATTGGCAAAATTTCACACAAAAGACGTAAGAATAGACGAGCTTGTTTCTCGTTCTCTCCTTGAATCCCTTTAAATAAAGAAAGGAATAAAGAAAATAAACAATGAATCCTTTTTTATGGATACTTGATGGGGAACAAACGCAAATGCAAAAAATATCCTTGTACGTTGCAATTTTTTTATTCGTTTTTGTCCTCTTTATGTGCGCAATGATGCCTTCTAAAAAAAAGACAGCGTCTAAATTTGCTCGCACAAAATTAAAGGAAATTCTTCGCTCATGCCTTCAATTGCTAGAAGATTCGAAGCAAGACTCAAACTCAGTAATTCGTCTCGCCCATGCCAATTACGCACAAGCCTATTTAAACGTTGCCAGAATGTTGCAGACCGATGAAGATATCGTGGAAACAACTGGGAAGGAAATTGAGGCTTTGCAAGCCGATTTGGACGAAGCTCAGAAGGACGCTATGAGGTCTGTTTCAAAGCAGGCCTCGACTCAAGTCAAGTATTAGTGTTGTGGTTGTTGTTGGTGTTGTGTTGAAGCGGAGTGGCATATTGATATTGCAAACGATCCATTACATCATTCATTTCCTTTACTAGAGGGTGGCGTCTATGCGCGTTTCGCCACTTATGCACAAGATCTTGAAGCGAAAATACAATGAGACCAAACAAGAGTGAGATTGCTCCGATCCACGTTTTGTTGTTAGTAGGATTAAGAGGACCAGAAAGGTTAGGGTTAAAAGAAGAAGGGAACTCACTGATCATTTTCCCGGCAAGACCGAGAAATGACATTGTCGACACAATTGCAATAAACATAAACACATTCCACGTAACTTCGACAAGAGGATAATTTGCTAAATTTCTAAGGTGATCCCAAGCTTCCTTTTCCGTTGTTTTCTTTTCGTCTGCATACGCAGTCTTTAAATTCTTAATCCTATTTTCATTGTCTCCGTCCCTGCTGTATTTAATCAAGGTGAATCCGACACCAAAAATTAAAATACTCGCACACAAAAACTGAGTTGATGAAACTGCAAATGTCACCATTTTTTTCTCAAATCTCAACCACCAAAAAATGTTTACACAACTACTTTTGTATTATACATATAAAAAAAACAAAAGTTTTTAAAAAAAATGGACACTGTTACATCAGTTACGAACAATGTTACGAGACAACTGGCGGGTCCAATGGGCGTCCTCTTTGTTTTGATGCTCGCACTTCTCGCAATTGTCTTGACTGGATTTGTCAACACTAAGGTCGATGGTGTCAGCAATGAGAAGATAACAGTTGGAATTGGCAAGGTGGGTGAGGGAACTAGCACGCCTAATGAAATTACATGGGTACAGCCTAAAATGACTATCCTTAAATCCATCACTCTTGTCTGCACGACGGCTGCTTTGGTTGCCACCGGCGACATTGGTTACAAGGTGGGCACGGCGTCTGGCGGGGCTCAAATTGTCGCCGCAATCACGGATCAACTTCTGGACGGGGGTACGGTCGTTCCCAAAGGCGCGGTGTACTCTGCGACGCTGGTTGGCGCTACGGTCGCCAGTGACCCTGCGCCTGCTGCCAACGTCAATTTCACGGATGTCAAGCGCACTCTTTACTTCCAAATCACGCACACGACTGCGGCTACGGACGTTGGCGCCTTCAAGTGGGTCGTGGAATACCAGGCCGTTTAAATGAAAAAAAAAAAGATTTTTCGTTGAATTAATCTTACGTTAAATTTTACGGCGGCGGTAATAATAAAAAAGCAATTTAAAAATGGCAGCTCCTAAAGCATTGAGTACAGAAACATTTGGTCTGACGCTGCCGTCCATGGGAAAAATCGCAACGTCTTTATCGGTCATCAGCTTTGTCATTGTAGTGATTGTGTTGTTCATGTTAATTGCTCACTCCGTGTCGTTCCCGAGGGTTTTCAAGAACGTTCACAGAAACGCATACGCGTCTGTTTCTGTAGATGCGAGCGGAAACATTACGCTTGAAAGCGTCAGTGACCCTTATAAGATTCTTACAGGGTCGACATTCGCGGGATCGAGCCCTAATGTCTCCGCAACCGATGGAACAGTGACTGTTACCTTGGGCAACAGACACTACGACTTTACGACGTCCACAGTCACAGCTTCAATAACATCGCCCACAACCCCTGGCATAATGAAGGTGGTTAAAACCCAATATGTCTTGACAATAACGCCTTTTACCATTGAGAGCGGTACGTTTGAATCTTTTGATGATGGTGGACCTCTCCCTTACACATTCGACTTGCACGTTGAGGCGCAACAGCCGGCGACTCGTTAACAAGACTTGAGAAAAAAGAAAAAAAAGCGATGGATGGAAGACAGAGAGAGAGAGAGAGAGAGAGAGACAGAAAGAGAGAGAAAGAGACAAAGATAGAATACGTTTTAATCTAGAGAATAATAAATTTTCCTAATCCCATATTTTTTCGCGCAACTTGTTAACATCACCTCACAGTTCGCACACGGCCTTGAATTCTTCACTACTGTTTGTGAATTAATTATCATGTTCCGATCAACTTTCCATTTCCATACAAAAATATTTGCATCCCTCAACAATTTTGTAGATTTTAAATCTCTTACTGCGGCAACTTCTGAATGAAGAGTTGCGGGTCCTAGTTCGTATCGAGAGCCCTGCCTTCTAGTATGTCCGGGGCACCCCACTCGATTTGATCGAATTAACAAGACTTTTCCATTTCGTCCGGAAACAATTGCTGTCACATGCAATGATGGGACCCTATGATCAATCTTTACTGAAATCATGTTTGAAAACATCAATTGTAGCCATTTCATTGTCTTTTCTGGCTTCATTTTAATGACTCGTTTAAAAGTACTATTTGTTATTTTTTGTTTAAAAAAAAGGATTTAATAAAATAAAAATGCAGATTTTTGTAAAGACCTTGACGGGAAAGACAATCACTGTCGATGTTGAGCCATCTGACAGCATTGAGAATGTGAAGCAAAAGATTCAAGATAAAGAAGGAATTCCTCCCGATCAACAACGCTTGATTTTTGCTGGAAAGCAGCTTGAAGACAACCGTACCTTATCTGATTACAATATTCAGAAGGAATCAACGCTTCACCTAGTTTTGAGACTGAGAGGAGGGGAGTGTTAGGGAATAATGAATTGAAAATGTAATACTTACTGATTGAAAATACAATTGTCCCCATAAAATAAAGAAAGAAATGAAGAAAATATGGCCTGAAGCAGTGGATCCTCAAAAAGTCGAAAAGCAAAAAACGTCCAGCGAATTTTTCGTAGTCGAACGTCACCGCGAAAATCTTCTAAAGCAGGAAATTGAATATAAGGAGTTCCTAGAATCCCAAAAACGTTTAAATCCAAAACCAGACGAAGAACCCCGATCGGGTTTGAAATTGGGAAACTACCAGAAGAGGCGTGAATTTCTGTATGACAGTGAATCCGTTTCAAAAGCTTTACAAGACAGAAACAGGGAAACGTATTCGGCAAAGGACATGGATGACGAATTTGCAGGCTCTAAAGCGCCTCATAAAAATTCAAGGGACAAGGACTTATGGAAGAATGCAGACGTCGAAGCGTGTGATGATTTCGATCTTGATTCACCCATACCAAAGCCAAAGGAGTTACGAACCTTAATGCAGGCGCAAACTCAAAATGTCTTAAAGCTACAAGTAGAACTATCTTCTCTTTCTCAAAAATTACATACTTCTTTACAAGAACCAGAAAAAAAAGAAGAAGACTTTGTCGTTATAAAAGGTAGAAGAGCTCGCCCTATGTAAATACGAGTATGTGTCTTTGGGCGCTTGTAACTAAAACAAATTCAGATTCATTAATGTCATACATTTGAACAAGAATCTTGAGTCCGTCACCGAATCCATAAAATTCTTTAAATTTATATGTACCTCCATCTCTTGACTTTATCTTCCATCCTTCAACGGCGCCGCACCATGTCGAATTCATTCTATTTTTTTTATTATTTTTTTTATTATTAATAACAAACAGAATTATTCAAAAAATGAATCCTTTTTTGAATCCGAACACAGAAGATGTGTATGGAAAGCACTACAATGTCGTTCGCATACTGAACGCGACAAGCAAAACTTTTATCTTGAAGAATCCGTCGTATCCTCAATTGGAATACAAGCCCGATTATGCAAAACTTTTTCTTAAACCCATTCGTTCAAGCACACACGATATAAAGACAGACATTGTAGCGTCGTCTACTGTCTGTTTGCCCATCCTGTCCTACACTCACACTTTTGATTATGACAATACTCTGCAATGGTTTAAGCTTCTAGAATCGAATAAGGTAAATGCTGAGAAAATTTCCTTACTCGTCGACCACAACACTCTTTTAAATGCTCCTGATGACATTAAGCCATGTTTGTTGTGTCCTTTACTAACTAATACGACATTTTTTAAAAATACTTACAACACCGATGAAGAAAAAGAATATGAGATTGTTGTTAGCGCGTTTGTGAGATTTTACAATGAGAAGTAATTTTGGTTTGGGGAAGGAAAGAGTGAAAACAAAAACAATTTACACACTCCTTCTAAAATATATTTATAAAAAAAAAGAAAAAAAATGAAGCCACCACTTCAAAATGGTTTCATTTCTCCATCTAAAATGATGATAATGGAATTATCAAATCTGTCGTATTTGATTCTTGCACTTTACATGGCATCGCGTCATTACAAGGGGGCAGCGCTTGTTTTTTTTGTGTTTGCAGTCTCAACCATTCACCACTTCTTTGCTTATAACAAAGCCTGGTTATATTTTGACATTTTTGTAGCTACAGCTGTAAGCATCTTGTTGGCATTTCTATATGTTCCTTTAGAGAATACAGCTAGCCCGACTTTTATCTCCGCCATTATAATAGGTGGAATTGCACTTTCGTTATTCTTTACATCCGGAACAGAGTACGGATCAACAAAGTTTGAATTATACCATGGATTGTGGCACGTATTGACTGCAATCTCCTTCTATCTTATTCTTAAAAGTGATGGTAAGTAGAAAGGAAAACAACATTACATTGGGCACACAAAGTCCAATTTTCGTAACCCGTTAAACGCGATGCAATAATTAATCGATGATTACATTTGGGGCAATGATCATCATACTTTAATGGCTCATCTGAATATTTTATTGTAGGTTTACTAAAGCAAGAACCCATTTTCAGGTACAAAAATTTTAAGTTTAAATTGCAATTAATGGATTTATTCTTATTTTTTTGATAAAAAAAAACACGATAAACAAATAAAAATGGGAAATCCTATTCTACAGTTATCAGAAAAGAGCGTACGGTATCTTTGCACGGTAATTTCAAATACAGAATTTACTGACTTGTCAAATTTGGAAGAATGTGGCGCTCATTCAGTTTTAGGACACATTATCTTTACACGTGGGTCGCGTGGGTCCGCAAGCGACGACAAAAATGAATCCTTTTCAATTCCAACAAATTCTGTGAATTTATATAATTCATATGATCTCCTGTTTAATAACTTAAACACTCGATCCTCTTTCGTCATATTTCGTCCTGTTTTTTACAATGGATTTTCACAAGGAGTTCCTGATATGGTACGAGTATACGTTAGAACAACAGCAGTTGACGCGGCATTTGACAAGAGAGGAATTCAAGCCTTGGAAAGGATGTGTGCCGAACAAGTTTTTTCGGACACGTTCATGACATTATCCGAAAAGAACAAGATTGTTGTCGAAACAAGCGATTCACTTTCGAAAAACATGTCATTGAATGTTGTTAAATCTTTAATTATAGATACGCAGGCACAGGCACAGGAAGGCGGTGGAAAGATTTTGGTTTCTCAACGGCCACCTGCTGCTCAGAACAAGAGTGATGTACCCTTACGAACAGGAGGCATTGGAAAACTTTCTCAAGAGCAGAAACAAGGAGCTGAATCAATGCTTAACACAATTATTACAGCAGGATACAAGGAGTCTCAAAGGTCGCTCGCATACGTTCCGTGGATTGAAGTGTCTGATTCCGTCATTGTCAATACGAGGACTTGGAGCTTGGAAAGGAATCCATTGTGCAGCGTACCTCTCACAAAAATTCAAACAGTCTCCCGCTCGGAGTATACTGAGAGGTTTTCCGATACGTTGGGGTTTCTTCTATGTCCTCGAGGAAGTGGACGACGTAGAACCATAAGTGCATGTTTTTCAATGCTGAACTCTAGGGCTCACGACTCTGAGGCTTTTGTCAGCAATAGAAAACGAAGCCATGAAGCAGCTTCTTTCTTGTCCTTGTCTTCGTGTCTTATTGTTTGTAAACACGAGTCTTTATTAAAATGGAAGGAAGAGTTGGAAAATTCTGTGGATGTTCTTGTTGTGAAGGAATTACATGATTTCGAGCTCATTACAAGGGAACGAATTGAGGGCACGACATTGTTGCTTTCTTTCGACTTGCTTCCTTTCCTGAAAAAATTCGGGGAAGAAATTCTTGATGAAATACGAGAATCTTCACCAACATTGTCTTTTTCTTTCAATTTAAGCGACGATCGCATAAAGAGAATGTACGTAAATGATATTATTGAGCGCTTTCCGCAATGTGTGATTCCATTGCAATGGATTCATTTTCGATGCATCTTGTTCGACGATGTTCTGTCAACAAGCATTTTAAATTTACCTTTATTTAAATCAGACTGGACGTGGATGTCTCACATTACGCCCGATCAAATGTGCTTCTTGCCTCCTCAAACTCTGTTACATTACGCAAGCTTCTTCAGACCACTAGACGGAGAAAGAGAAAGGTGGGATTATTTCGAAAAGTACAATGGTAAAAACTGGGACATTGATTTTCTCTTTAAATGGCGTCTTCTTCATGGAGAGGGGTGCGTCGTTCCTTTCGTATTTCCCAAGGCCATCCTGCACAAGGTTATACTAAAGACTCAAAAGGTTCAAATTTCAAGGCAAGAAAATTTGTTTTTATCCGTTGTCAAGAGTCTCGCTGAACAACAACTTGCTGGGAAAGTACCGATCAAGGGCATTCTGAAACAAAACGATTACTTGCCTATACTTTTAGGTTGTGACGCTTTAGGGGCAAAAGGGTGTTCCATTGATTTGGCTTTGTCAAGAAAGCAGATCTTTATGAATAACAATAGTAGCACACTTAGCAAACTCGAAAAAAATCTTGATCTCCATTTCGCCCCTCCTTCGTCGGGAACTACTTTTGCTCAAAAGCTCATGGGCTGCGAAAGGCTAAGAATGACACTAAATCCAAACGAATTAGAAAGAGTAAATGACAAGGGAGGAAGCAAGTTTGTGATTGAAAGTCTTCGGAAATCTGCTTCAGGTGAAGCAATTTGTGGAGTTTGCTACTGCGATCCTGTCGAAATTTTTTGCTTATGTGGGCACGGATACTGCAAGACGTGTACGGACATTTTTAGCAGGACGAATACCCTTGTTATCAATTGCCCCACATGCAGACTGCCGCTCTGTCCTTTTGATTGGATAGGTTTGCCTGAATCAAAAACGGATACGCTTACGACTCCAACTTCTACCGCACCACAGACTCAAATGCTAAATTTTTCTGCATTTGGCGGATCTTACCAAGCGAGTTCCTTAAGTTATAAGACGTTATCGCGAGTTCAATCAATTTTGGCAGAACTAAACTCAATGTTTAAGACAAGGTCAAAATTGTATGCTTTATCTCCAGGTTGCATTCTCGCCGCTCCTGAAGGATCATTAGAAAGCTTGAGAAATTTGTTGATGGCGCACTCCGAATCCCAGCAGTATATTTTTTCGATTGGGTTTCCGCCTGATACAGGTTCTACTGCAACAGCAACAGCAAAGGTTATTCGTAATCCAGAGGAGGAAGAAGATGAAGACAGTAACTTTTTAGCATCCCCCGAGAAGGATGCTTGCGCATCTCCCGACAAGGACAAATCAACTCCTCCAACACCGAGATCATTAAATAAACTTACAAGCCTTCTGACAACATCATTTAAGAAAAAGTTAGCGACTCCGAGGATCGTCCTCTTGTCCTTTGAACAATTAGTTTCATTACAAGTGGATACTATAGAATTAATGATAATGGGAATAATTTTTGCAACTCCTCCACCTCCAAAATTTTCTAGGTGTTACATAAGTGCAACGCGTATTGCAAACTTAAACAATCGCGGCTCAGCGAAAAATAACAGTCTTAATTTGGTTGTCTTGTACACAACAGAGTTTGAAGAAGACGAAATGCTAATTGGACGGAAAGTTTTAAAGAGGGAAGACGTCGAACCAAAATCGAGGTCGCATTCAAACTCGATAGGTTCATTTACGGACAAGTCGCCAAAGAGATAAGTTTGCGTTTTAGTTGCAAAAAATGCAAAAACGTTTCTCTCACTTCATTGCGTTGCAATCGTTCCCAATTTTTATCATGTTCCTTATTCCTACCCATAAATTTGAAAAGAAGTTCGTGAAAAATATCTGAAAAATGCGTAAAAATAGCAACAATGGCAACAATTCTTGATGGAGTCTGAGACACCACAGTCGAAATGCCTACTGTAAGACCCATTAGAATTGCTTCAGTATATGAATGACTTGCAAAAAACGATAAAGTTACGACCAAACAAAACAAGATGAAGTCACACGCAAATGCATCGAGATGAAATGATGCATTTCGGCGAGATTTTGATTGAAGGAGTTTTAAAACATGGCTAATAAACAATGTCGACAAGATTGAAAGAGCAGTTATTGATACCATTCTTTCTTCTTCTTTTCTCACAATTTGTAAAGCGCAGAAAACAAAAAACAAAAACATGCAAACGAAAATGACTAAAAGTAGAAATAAAAGTAGCACTAAAAATAAGAAAAGTAGGAGTATTATTAGAAGTAAGAGAAATAAGAGTATTATTAGTAGGAGTATTAGGAGCAGTCGGAAAAGCAAGAGGACTCTACTAAGGGGTGGGGCTTGCTCTGAAGTAAGTGATGTAATTACTGGTGAGGATTTTGCAACCATGGACCCTACCGCTCGACTTCAAGTTCCATCAGGTCAAGCCGGCAAGGAGTTTTGTTTTGACATTAACGCTTTAGAAAACGAATTCGTAAATTATACAAGGCACATGAATTGGTATACAAACACCCCGTTTACCTTTGATCAACTTCCGATTATAAGAGCGTTTTGGAGGGCAAAATTTAACAGAATACCGTTACCCTCTCCAGAAACATCTGACGCCGAGCGCGCAGAATACTTGTCGCAAACTAGACGATACATGGCTTTTGATGATATCTTGGACAATTTAACACTTGTGGAGCTTGATAAAGAGGAAAGAAAAGAAGCAGCTGAAAGGGCAATTCGTAAAGAGAGGTTGAAACTTGAAAGATTGCTTCAGTCGTTTCGCGCACAATTGCAAGCAGAAGACGTTGCGAGAAGAGCGATTACATTTCGCGAAAGACTTGATGACATAAATCAACAGTATGATTATAACAACCAAATTAAAAAATATGTACAGTACTATGGTTATTTTGCTTACTATATTTTCCTTCTTTACGGAATTTCAGTGAGTGCTGAAGAATTTTTAAGACTGGTAGAAAGACTTATTGTATTAGGTATTCAAGTGCCTTCTGTAGTCTAAGATTTAAGTTTAAGACGAGAGTACGAAAGAAGTCACAAGAATGCAAAAGATTAGGAATACAAGATGATAATAGTCTGACAGAGGCTTTGCTTTTTGACCAAGAATCGCCCGTGCATTTAAGTTATAGTGTGGAAACAAACCGATTTTTAGCATAGGTCCCGGAAAATGTACAAAGAAAGGTATAGTGTCAATGGTGCTTACTGAATCTAATACATGAATGGTCTTGCATAAAATTCCTTTGCGATCAAGACTTAATGTTAATGTTTTAGACAAATCAGAATCAATCCAATCTGCAATAGCTTTTTGGTCATCGAAATTTAAAAGTGAAGCTTGTGTTTGTATTAATACATCCGAATACATTTTTGCCAAGGCATGTGCTTTTCCACACACAAATCCGACATTAACGTTAACGTTCTTATTATCGTAAGTCAAATCCATTTCATTCAACAAACACATGGTACCGTTGTGGAATGTATGAGTAGCTCCACAATTTTTGGGGCTTCCGCACCACCACTCGGAGCTAAAGACAATATCGGAGTGAAAGGCTTTAAATGCGGAATCAAAATTGTAATTTACATCTTTCCGAACGCAAAGCACATCGAAGGCGTCTACAAATACTAAAATCTCGTTAGGATCTTCTTTAATAATTATGTTACAATAGTCAAGATATTTTTCGAGTCTCCATTTCCATCCCTTCCATTGTTCACCCCAACCAAGTTTTACTGGATTTATTCGTGCTCGTTCCAGACTCGCAATCATATTGTCTAATGATTCGGTGGAATGAGTAGCTAACATTAAAATCTTCATTCTTTATTTTTGATTGTTTGTTTTTATCATGTTTTTTTAATTACTTTACACACACACAATTATTGCAAACGGAGCTCGTGCATGTGTCGTGTTGATCATTTTGTTTTAAAAATAGTAAAAATGTGCGCGGAGGACAATGTGAAGAATGACCGCCTTTACAAAATTGCTGTGGACAAAACGAGCTTAACTTTGTGCAACAGGATTCGTCATGTTGATCCCTCGCATTTTCATGTTTCTTAGAGTTTTTCAAATTATAATAGGGTCCACAATACTTGAGTCCGCATTGAAAGCAAAACGAGTTACCACACCCAAATTCTGAATGAAAAACATTCTTTGCGTCCAATCCACACGCAAAAATGTACATGCAATTGTCATCTTTTAAACACCACCTGGAACACCAAGGACATTGCATCTCTTCTTCTTATTTATTATTTGTTGTCATCAACAAAGTTTATTTATTATTTGTTCTCATCAACAAAGTTTAAGAGAGGAAGTAAAAAAAAGAATATTAATAATAAATGGGTAGGGGATATACTTCACATAATGTTTGGCCATTATCATCTTCAACAGCTTCTCAACAAAGTGCGAAAGAACATTCCAAAGATCTAAAAAAGGATTTAGAAAAGGACGAGTCTCAAATAGAAAATGGCAATGAAACGGAAACAAAGATTGCCGATAAAATTGTTAAGATTTTGACTCCATTAATTGAATCTTTAAAAGGTTTGGGGGAAGGGAAAGGAGAAGGGAAAGGAGACGAGACGATAGAAAAAAAGCTCGATGCTGCAAAACAAAGGGAAAAAGTATTCATAGTTTGTCTCATTGTATTTGGACTATTAGCCTTCTTTTCCTTCTTGTCTGCAGTATGGTCTGCAAATTCAGTCGAAAAATTATTAAGAATTCTTTATAAAATGAAGCAAGCAAAGTCTTAACAAAAGAAATAAAATCAATCATAATAAAAACAAAAACATAATGGGCTACGGAGTAGAAGTTCATACAGGAGTTTTGAGAAAATGTGGAACCATTCAATGGTTTGACATAAAAGGTGGGTACTCTTTCTTTAAGTTCGGAGGTTGGGATTTAGAAACATCTACCATTATCGACATTGACTTTAATAATGATCTAAACGAATTTCAGCGCAAAAATCATGAAGAATACATTTACTGGGTGGATGACGATGGAAATCTTGTTTTTAGAGATCCATATGGACAAAGCAGGAGAGTCATTTCTATAAATAAAGTTATTAAAGATTTAGAGAGATTATTGAAAGACGATTCTTTGGAAATAGATCACCTTTTAGAAGAATGCATCAAAACATTAGAAGCCGATAAAAAGAAAGGTCTTAAGTTGGTTTTGTTTTCTGGAACATAACCGTATTCATTTCATTTAATTTTTGTATATGTTTTTCGTTTTTTGTAGCTAAAGGTGGTCATAGTCTACGTTAAAATTATAAATTATAATCATCTCCCCCTCTCTGTCTAACCCCCTCTGAATTAAATAAAGATGAAGGAGTCTTTAATAATTTTTATGCACTCACAAAACAGGGTCGATGCACTCCCAACTTTACCCGATTATTACGAATGGCATGTTTTTGACGAGAAGGAGTATTGCAAGTCAGTTGAAGAAAATTTTAAGATCTTTAGCAAAATGATACGAAAGTTAAAACCTCAAGCGTTTTATACGTACAAAAATGATGGAATTGAACGCTTCTCGTGCCTTCTTCGACCGTTTTTTGAATGCAGAAAGAAATGGTTGCACCTTGACTCTTTCGCATCTTTTTCAATCGATTGGCACGTCGCGCCCAATATTTTTGGCAGCATGGGATTTAATGGACACAAGTTTTCGAAAGATAACCCAATCTTTTCGGTCATTACCACAACGTTTCATAGTAAGGAACGACTGATGCGTCCTCTCAAGTCATTACAAGCTCAAACGTACAAGAACTGGGAATGGATACTTTTTGATGATTCAAAGGAAGACGACCATGATTTCACGTATGCTCAAATTTTGAATTTGGCCGACAATGATTTTCGAATTAGACCGTACAAGGCCCCGTGCCATTCTGGTTACATTGGGGAAATGAAGAATTTTGCGAGCTCGTTTGCTCGCGGAGAATGGATTGTCGAACTTGACCACGACGACGATATCGACGAGACGCTTTTAGATGTTTTAAAATCGGCGGCAGAAAAATATCCGAACGCCGATTTCATGTATTGCGATTCGGACGAGGTGTTTGAGGAAAGTGGCGAGTCAAGAAGTTACGGAGATTTTTATGCGTTTGGGTTCGGATCAAACCAGCGCTACATTAGAAACGGAAAATGGCAGATCCAGTGCTTGACGCAAGGAATGAATCCGCGGACCGTAAAGCACATTATCGGTGTTCCTAATCATGTGCGAGTTTGGAGGCGTTCTTTTTACGAGTCTATCGGCAAGCACGACTACACTCTTTCGGTTGCCGACGACTACGAGCTCTTGCTTAAGACGTTTTTGAGAGCGAGGGAACGAGTTCGAATTCCTAAACCCTTGTACATCCAATACGTCAATACGGATGGAAATAACTTTACGAAAATTCGCAACGCGCTCATTCAACACAATTCAGCTCACGTATACATGAAATATGCGAATGAACTTACTAAAAAACTTGAAAGCGTAGGCTCGTTTGAGCTTCCTTTTCAGTACCAGCCTTACTGGAAAGCGCAATCAAGATTTCCGTGCCTTGAAAAAACATTTTCTCCAGATCAGGACGAAGATACAATTTCAGTCATTATTCCAACGTTTAATCGGCCGATAGAACTTATTAAAGCAATTGATTCGGTCTTTGGGCAAACGTATACAAACATTTTACTCTACATTGTTGGTGACAAATGCCCGACTCTGGATGACACAATGAAATCGTTGCTTCTTTCCTTATCCCTAGAGCAATGCAAAAAGATATTTTATTGGAATTTGCTCGACAATAGCGGCAAGTACGGAGCAGTGTCGAGAAATTACGGTTTAAAAATGATGGCAACTACAAAGTGGATTGCCTATTTAGATGACGACAATACATGGCTGCCAAACCATTTGAGTTCATTAATGGAGTCTATAAAGAAAGCTGACGCGGACTTTGCATTTAGTGGATTCTTGGTTAATGGAAAACAAGAGTTGGCATGTTCAAAAGCATGCTTTGGTCGCATTGACTCCAGCTCGTTTTTACACAAAAAAGAGCTCGCAGACGAGTTTGGATACTGGAAGATGGAGGATGTTGGGTACGCGAATGATTGGGAGTTCGTAAAACCATGGACGCTCCCCGAATCAAAAAAAATTGGGGTCCCTTCAAACAAGTGCACGTTAGTCTACAACACTTCAAACAATACACAAACTTTTGAATCGATAAACCAGCTATCGCCAAACAATTAATGAATAATAAAAAAAAAATAAATAAAATGAAATATGGTGTCCTCCCAGTACCAACTTTTCCCATTGATATATATGATGTCAAGGAAAAATCAGGTTCACGACGAGAATATAGTTTGCAGCTTTCAGATGAGTTAAAAGATGTTGCTTCGCATATTTCAAACGTTCCGCTACGATTCGCTAGTTTAGTTCTTGCCTATCCAGGACAAGACGGTGATCAGGACTTTCATTCTGATTCGACTTCGGGCGAAAGAGCCATTGTATATCTTACGGATGTAAACGAAGAATCAAATGGTCCTATCGAATTTCAACAGTACGGTAAGTTGCTAGGTAAGGCAGGAACGTACGTTCATTATAATGCTGACGAAATTCACAGAGGTTGTAAAAGCGACATTAACAGATATGCCTTGGCCCTTGCGTTTGATCATGCGTCAGAAGAAATCACTACCATTGGCGGACCTTTAACTTGCGTAGGTTATACGTGTCCTTCTGGATACGATTTGAAGGACCCTCCTCCAACTGACGTTGAATTGACAACGGAGAATTGTTGCGATAAGAAAATTGATATTTTATTTATAATTTTTCTCATTTTTCTAGGAATTCTAATTTTCGCAGTTTTATTCATCAAAATGAATTGATTATAAGTCCTTTAGACAGGACAATAATAAAAAAAAGAAAGATGGATACTTACGAATTAAAGTTGCAACCTCCAGTTCTAACACCAATAACTCCGCTTATTCCCGAATTGTCGAGTTTTGCGTCCGAAAATGGATACGGTCGAGTCCTCTTGTACGTAGGCCTTGTTCTTCTTTTTTTCGCATTAGCGGGCGAATGGAAAGCAACAAGCTCGGTGTCAGACGAGTCGAGAAAGTATGGAATCAACACGTCAGTAGTCGGTGAGGACACTCACCGGCAATGCAACAATTATATATACACTGAAAACTTTGTGCGAAAAGTGCATACCTTATCAGCCGTGCAGTGGAGGCGAGCAATGATTACATCTTTTTTCTCACTAACAATTGCCATTCCAATTTCAAAATTAAAGCCATCGTACCGGCAGCTCGACATTTTATTGTTTGTTGTTTTCGTTACAAGCTGGTGCGTGAATGGATTCATGGATTACCATTTACGAAGTGTTTCTGACACTGCAGTCGAGGTTGGAATGCAAAACACAGCAACAACATTCACAGGAGGAGATTATGTTTGCACTGTCGTTGCAGAAGCAGTTTAAATTTTATAATGCTGTTGAACAATAAAGTTAGGGAGCCAAATTTTCTTGTTTTTTATCATTGCACTGTACACGCTTCTAAATTCAACGTCACATAGGGTTCCTGTGAATTATAATGTGATTTCCTTCGTGAGGACCACCATCAATACCAAAAGATCCACAAGAACATAGTTTGTAATCATGAATATGTGTACTCACGATTGTTTGATTACATTTCTTGCAGAACAATGCATGTCGTTCCATTGTGTATCGCACCCCACCGTAAAAAAATAAAAGAGGACATTTTTTTATTTTATAATGAAATGTCTAACGAAAGCACTAATTTAATACTTGTGGTGTCCACCACGGTATTTCATGCATATATAATGTACACGAGCATATATTGGTTTACAAATAATTGTGAATGTATTTAAAATAAAATAAATCAAAAAAACAAATACAATAAACGAAATGTCGAGTGCAATCGAATTCGATTCAAATGCAGTTGCAGCATGGGTACACCTCTGCGAACAAGAAGGTGAACTGATTAGAAGTGGGGTTTCACCAGACTCGCAAGAAATAAAACTACTTCGTCTTAAAATTGCGACTAAAATGGTAATTCTTTTGCCTAATTTAAAACAAGATGAAAAGACAAACCTTTTGATGTTTCTGTTACGAGATGCAGATGCGAATTACGCGAACGAAAGCGTTAATAACAATGAAGGCGCGGATGACCCTGTAGATATAAATAAATGAGTTTAAATACGTTAAATAAATTTATTACCATAACCCACTTTATAAAGAAAAGATGGCTGCCGCCATTCCCCGCATGCCAGAGTCAAGACGAGTTGTGTCGCGCAATCCAGAACTCGTATTTCAAAAAGTAAATGAAATTTTGGTTCAATCTTCAAATTTATATCGAGATCCATCCTCAAAACTTATTCAGTTAAATTCCTCCTTGTCTCCTTTGAACGTTCCTCTAAAAACGCGTCAGATTGAGCAATGGCCCACTCGTACTGAGGCGTGCTGCTTGCATTGCAGTGAGCCTTGCCCCGCTACGCCGTTACCCACTGTACATTTTTTCGACCCTGTGTCGTCGTCGTACTGGCTATCCGGATTCTTTTGCAGGCCGTGTTGTTCTCTAGCTTACATCCAAAACGATTCGCAATTCAATTCTGACCGAACTCGATGCAATATGTGGACGCGAGAAGTCTTGCTAAAGTTTTTTAAAATGAATTCCACTACGGCCGCTCCTCCCCGAGCTGCCCTTAAAAAGTTTGGTGGTCCGTTGACTCTTGCTGAATTCTATGGAGAGGACGCATATTGTACCCGTTTTGTTGAAGTTCATGCTGCACCATTTGTTTCTTTTGCAATGTATGCTGAAGTTATGCAAGCGCAAACAAAATTCATACCAAAAGACAAGGACAAAAACATGTACGCAGACAAGGAGAAAGAGAAGGAGAAAGGAAGCAAACAGGATCTGACTGAAGATGGTATTCGTCAGCCCTTTTTGCGATCCGATCCTATTGCGAATCAAGAATGCACCACGCAACCTTCTTTGCTTGTAAAGTACTTGACGAATTTGGCTCTTTATTCAAGCTTAAGCGAACAAGAAAATGACAAGGAGAAGGAGAATGAGAAGGACGACGTATCAAGGCGTGAAAAGAAAGTTAGAGCAAGTAAGGATAAAGAGAAGGACAAGGAGAAGGAGAAGGGTACAAGAAAAAGTAAAATTGATGATATGGATGATCCTCAGAAATCAATACACTCTAAATATCTGGCTACTTCTTCTTCTGCTGCTAGTTCAGATGCAGATGATCAGATCGTTAAAAAGGTAAGAAAACCGAGAGTGTCGAAAATAAATTCTGATGATCAAGAGGTGTCAAAAGCGCCTAAAAATGTATTGAAGCGAGCAAAGAAAATGGAAATGCAGGATGCAGCAATGGGAAATAAAACCAGATCTTTATTGTCGTATGCTCAAAAAACTTAACAGATAAAATAAATAATGATTAACATGTTTGATTACGATTACGAATATGAATGTGATTGTGAAAAAGAAAAGGAAAAGGAATTTGAAAAAGAAAGGGAAATAGAGGATAAAAAAAAGACGATGTGCAACTGTAGACTCTTTAAAACTTCTTTACATTTTGTTATCAAAACGTCTTTACTTGCGTTGTCAGCATTGGGCATAGTAATCATCTTAAAGAAAATAAGTTCTCTCGATGGTGGTCCAGATCTTTAAATGCCAAAATGCGTTTTGCCTCCAATCAAGAACTTTTTCGCATTTCCTAATTTTTGAAATTCTGATGTGGAGCCGCCCTTGTCTGGATGAACTTCACGTGCTCTATTTAGATATGCCTTCTTTAAAAAAGTCTTGCGTTCTTCTTTAGGAATTCCTGACAAATCTTCTTTGCGCAAACCAAGTATTGCAAGAGCGGACTCTTCCGTAAATTTTTCTGGTCCTCGTTGAGGCGATCTTGATCTCGATCTTGATCTTGATCTCGATCTCGATCTTGATCTGGCTCTGGATGATTTAAAAATAAAGTCTCGTAAGCTTCCATACGCTTCGGGTATCACCCAAGCTTCTCGATCTTCTTTAGGAGCGAAGGGCATAACGATTTCATACATTCTATAATACAGTCTTCTTTTCTGTTCCGATCTGTCACTAGGACATGCACAATACTCATGGGCCTCATGTCCCATAAATGCGAAATCGTTACACGCGCAAAACTTGAAGAGCCGTTCAAGAACGTGTCCTTCTTCCATAATCTTAAACTTGTCAATGTCATTCAACTTGGAAAATAACATTTTTAAAAAGACGACACACTGATCATTTGCTCCATTGATCAATAAATTTGGAATTGTTTTTTCATAAAGACCTGATAAGCCTGGTGCTTTCGCAAAAACATCGGCTCCTAAATTCAAAAGTTTTTGTAATGTTTCTGACGATACAGCAGCTCTGCTGTATTTATTAAAATAACAATTTTCCGCAAGTTGAATTAATAAAGTGCTCTTATCTCTTTTAGATAATTTTGTAGTTACCTCAACAAGTTTGTTAATGTCGTAACGATTGGTTAATGAAACTATTGATAGAGATGACTCATCAATGGCAACACTACCTGAAGTTTCGTATTTCGAATACCTTTGAATACCTTGAATGGAAGGATCGCCGTTTTTTAAAAGCAGCAGGTCAATTAAGGACGTCAGAGAAGGTGAAACACTTTCTCCATAAATCGTTTGTTCTACAGCGTACAAGAGCGGAGTCCTCCAAACTTTGTTGTGGTGCTGATCAAGGTTTTCAGGTTTAGCAGACGAGCACAAACTAAAGCTATTAACGTTTCCACCTTCATTAATGTATTGAACAATAAGATTATTGCGAACCGAATCGTCACTCTTTTTTTCGTTTACAACCGCCGCCCACAATAAACAATCCTTTGCATTTACCGCTCGTAATGAAACATCCGGATCAGTTGCTTTTGTAGCTTTCTTGCCCGCACCATACGTAATGTCAGGATCTCTATTTACGCGATTGTAAACCCTTGCATGTTCCTCTAAAGGTAACAACTGGAATTCAGCTTCTCGTTTTCTTTTATTTTCGTAATAAAGTGCTATTTGAGCTGCCCTTCTTCTCTCCTTCTCTGCAAGTTCTTTTAGAAAGAGATCCTTCTTCTCCTTTTTAAGTCTTCTAAATTCTTCAATCTCATGCTTTGATTTTTTAGGCGGCATTTATCTTTTTTTTTTATCAAGCAAGTGTGTTTAAAATTTAAAATTTTTTGGATACTTTTAACAATATAGATGTAATAAAATAAATGCCGAAATCCAAAAAAGTAAAGACAGAACAAGAACAAGGCGACGACGACATGCAAGATATGAAAGAAAAGAGTCCTCAACAAAAGCAAGATGATATCGCTTTAGCTTTGGAAGAGGCAGACGAAGAAGTCAAGAAGAAGGTCATTAAGCCCAATGAAGACGAGCGTCGAGCTTTGTCTCTGTATTGTGAAAAGAGCTTAAAGTGCAAGGAAAAGCAGGCTGAAATTAAGAATTCAGTAAAGCAAATGAAAGTTCAGGTTGCCGACTTGCGCAAGAGTCTATTGCATGCAATGAAGCAATCTGGAAAGGAAGTCTTTGTGATTCCAAAGCTCATGCTGAGGAAGGCCGAGCTAGAGGCTCAGAAGAAGAAGTTTTCTATGCCTCCGGCGTACTTGAGATTAAAGACGAATTCAAAGGACTTATCGATCACCGACGAAGTGATCAGCGAGGCTGTGGATTCATTAAGCGATCAGGACATTGCAGATCAGGAAATGCTGAGCGGCAAGAGTGCGCTGGCCAAGGCCATCATTGATATTGTTCGTCGAAATATTCGTGAGTACAAGGAACAGTTCATTATGAGCCCATCAATTCCTCGCGGTATTCGTCATGTTGATATTGATGATGCCGAAGACGACTGCGCAAAGATGGCCGTCGAGCTCTTCTTTCTTCAGCAAACGATTTCTGAAAAAGAAGCCGGTGGGAAGGGTGATTTGACGGAACTTAAGCAGGTTATGAAAATTGTCGAGCCCAAGGTTGACCAGTATTTTGTGAGGGGAAACTTTACTTCCCAGCGAATTCAGCTTGGGGAACTTCCCTACACTTTGGTTCGCCGAGTTGCGCAAAGCAAGCCGCGCATGAACTTCAAGATGCTTGAAAATATGGTATCACAAGGTGTCGACGACATTTTTGCTCACACAAAAACAAAGAAGGACACAAAGGAAGACGCCGTCAAGCTTGTATTAAATCCGGGAGCTCGAGAGGATTTAAAAAGACTTCTTCTGTCCCGTTTCGCATCGATTCCTTCGACTACAAAAGTGTCGATTCATTTAAAAGCGATTAGTGAAAAGGACGACCAGGACGAAGAAGGGGAAGAAGAGGAAGACGGGGTGGAGGTGGAGGCATAACAAGTTTAAAATTTAACAATCAGAATCGGAATCCCCCTCATTTGAAATCAAATCTAATCCACTCAAAAATGCGTCATGTTTTGTTGTTTTGGGCTGCACATAAATTGGAGTGGAGTCAAACACAATTGTGTATGGATTCTCCTTCTCCTTTTCATTCTCCTTAATTTTTTCCTTATCATTTACTCGGCACCACGATCCTCCACGTACATTGTCCTTGCCCTTAAGTTCAAAGTATTTTTGGGTAATTTTGTTTTCAAGACCTGGAGTTAAAGGATACAGGACTTCCAAAACCTTGATAGCCTTGTGAAGTTTTGTCCACTTGGCACCCACACCCGCAAAATGTTGAGCCATTCTCACATTAAAGTTCATTGTTGCTCCAACATAAATGCAATCATCCTCAAGTTCCAAAACATACACGCATGCATTAAGTTGAATCGGCAAGAACTGAAAGGACGACATTTTGTTCGTTTACAATCAATTTACAAACCAAAAATATTTTTGCGTTTAAAATGTGGTATTTCAATAATTAATTTAATAAAAATGTATAGAAAACAAAAGAGAATGATGAGTACAATCGATTTACCTAGAAAGGAAGCAAAAGTCGTGGATGGAAAAGCTTTAATTGTAACGACCAAAGAAATACAAAAATCGAAGGATGTGAAGGATAAGAAGGATGAGAAGGATGCTCAAGTTAAGGAAATTAAGGACGTAAAGGAAGTTAAAGCCACAAAGAAATCTACAACAAGTACAGAAGCTTCAAAGCCTGTAGATTTAAAGACAACATCGACTACGGTATCAAAAACTTTAAAAACTTCAAAAGACTCTGAACCCAAAAAAAGACCTCTTGAAAGTTCTTCTTCCTCTTCTCCTTCTTCTTCTTCTTCTTCATTTAGTTCTATTATAACAAGAACACCTACCGAACTTCAGAATCAACCACCAGCACCCATAGCAAAAAAGTCTAAAATCGTAGAGAAAGTAGAGAAAGAAAAAGAAAGAGCACTAGACGTAGATGTAGAGGAAGACGACGAAGAAGACGAAGATGAAGAGGACGACGAAGAGGAGGAAGACGAAGACGAAGACGATGACGGAAACATCTCAGAAATTGTACCTTCCGACGAAGAGGAAGCCATTGAGGAAATTGCGCCTGAAACGGAGGAAATGTTAGCAAAGGCTGAAGCCGAAAGAATTGCCGCATCCATTAAGGGAGCCACTTGCGTAAATGGTCGCGTTCTTCGCGATCGCACAAAGATCGTAAATCCTACCGAGAACAGATATGGAGACAAGGAGCGAGAGCTTCTGTTTATTAAGGACGAAAAGAAAGAATTAATTCGCGAATTAAAAATTTGGAGGGAAACTCCAGAATTTGTAGGCAAAGTTGCGGGACTTGCCTGGCCTGTTCTGAATGTCCGCATGTCCCTGGATGCTATTCGTTTAGAGCATGATAGAGTGCGCATTTCGTTAGGTTTAGAATCAACTGACGAAGAAAGCGAATCAAATGCTGATGAAGAGGATGAAGAGGAGGAAGAAGAAGAAGAGGATGAGGATGAGGATGAGGATGAGGAAGAGGATGAGGATGAGGAAGAGGAGGAGGAAGAGGAGGAGGAAGAGGATGAGGAAGAAGAGGAGGAAGATTAAAATGTTAATGTTGTTTCAAATAAATTACTACTTTACCTTTTTCCTAACCCTTTACGCCAATTCTGCGGCCAGTCTGCGCCTTTGCCTACACTTTTTACTTTCAATCCCTGTTCCTGACTTTGACTTTTAATAACTCTTTCTAGAACAGATCCTGCTGCGCTTTCTGTAGGTTGATTTACAGTGAGAGTTGGAAGTGCCTTAATGATCAATCCGATGAGAAACGAAACAATGACTGCGAGAATCATGAATTTAATTGCACTTGACGTTGAGCCAGAATTTGTGTTTGCAAGATTGATTTGTGTAACATTAGCGGATGAGTTGTCATTAAGTATGTTTATGCTCTTATTATCCCGAGGAGAATAAACCGGAAAATAACCACACGTTGTTCCTGAGTCAAAATAAGGAGGATCACAAACATAAGAGCAAACTGGGTGATCCGGATCCGCATTCTGATTTACTTTAATTAACTCAGTGCCAATTGGACACGAATACAATTGATTTGAGAGTCCACCGTTTGTGAGAACTTGAGGCAAGAGTGATGAAAAGGGTTTCGCACATCTCTTTGCGAATGGAAGCGCAAGTTCATTGGAATCAGACGTAACTTCCGCGTAATTTGAAGGGCACGACTCGAGACCGTCCCAAACACAAACGCTCAGAAGAGTTATGGAAGATAAAGGATATGCTGCTTGCGTCGAAGTATTTGGCGGCAAAATTAATGTATATGTTCCAACTGCTGTTTCACTTATTTGCACCAATCCAATGGCCTTTGCAAACTCCAAATTTCCATTTATTGCGAGTTGGGTTGAAATTAAATTTGTGAATGTTAATTTTTGAGAAATATTATACGTGACGCTTATGATACTGCTTCCTATAAAAGATGAAATTGCTTTTTGGATCATGTAAGCAAAATCAACCGCATTGTAAATTCCGTCCACCAGAGTAATTTCGTCGCTTTGGGCATCAATGACTCCATAAAGAGAAAATGTTTGAGAACTTGATAAGAAAGGAGTCAGAGATATTGGATATGGCGATGGAAAACTTGATTTAGGCAAAAACAACGTAGAATCGTTCGAGGGCAATGAAATCCCCAAAAGTGCAGACGTTTCTCCGTCAAAATTTGGATGTACAGTCAAATCATAAGGAGAATTGTTTGTCCATTCTAGTAATCCAGATTCGCTCATTTGAACTGAAACTATAGGTTCTAAATTTTCAAGCCCAAAGAAGTAAAATGAAACTGTGCTATTATTAGTGGAGAATTGAAAAGGTGAAAAGTTTTCTCTTCTTGTTGGTGCAATGACGAACTCATTATTTTGACATCCGAAAGCAGCGCCTGCAAGACTGCTTAAAGACATTGTTATTGGATTCGGACCCGTGTTTTCCCATATCAAGAAATTTCCAGGTCCAATGCTAACGATTAAGTTTAGATTGTGATAACTTTGGAATCCATAGCCGTTTTTGTAACAAAGGGATGCAGTTGAGCTCGCATGATATCCTGTAATAATCAAATGAGTCCCTACCGTTATTGTGGTTTCCGTAACTTCTTCAACGTCAAAATCTCCATTGAAAATGTCATCCAATGCGCCTGAACAGTTAATAATTGATGAATTCATAACGTTGTAACCAATTGTGGATGGCACAGTAAATGTTATGTGCCCAAGACCGGAATTGTTAGTAAATGAAATCCCCGTTACGTTTATTACTGGAATTACGTATCCATTTAAATAGTCTGCAAGTGCAGACGGGCTCATCATTGTTGGAGATGGACCAAAGTCTATTAATTGGCCATTTACAGTCACAGTTCCTCCAAATTCTGTTCCCGTTCCCATTTCGGTGTCCGTTCCGTTAAACTCCACGATTGGAAGCAACGTTTCGTAAATTGCGAAATGAGATTTTGTGTATGCGTTTGTTAGTACGTAATCAGTAGTAATTCCCAATAATGCACATGCCTCAGTACCAGCAATGATTGTAATGTCATGCATTGAGTTGTTTGTAAACACAAATCGAGACGAGCTCGTTAGTTCATCATTTATATCTCTATTACTCACATCTACAACAAGAACGCCTGAATATCCGATCGCACTTGCAATTGCTAAATTAAATTGATCAATCCCATTGACAACATGTGGAAATGTTATTGAAATGGTGTTTGGAGTGAGTCCAATACTTTGAATCTGAAATGTGTCGTTTGTCGAGTTAGGTAATACTTTTTCATCCACAACTTCAGGTTTTGATAATCCCAAAGTAACACTTTTTCCAATTTCTAACTTTGTTTCGTCTTTGTTTAAGAGGATTCCTAATGCCATTGCACTTACAGGATCATTGAAAGATACGGAAATTGTCTGTGAATAAGTTGTCGGTGTCGAGTTGCTCCAAGTTACGTAAGTATTATAAACGCCTTCGACTATATCAAGTGTGAAAAATCCGTTTCCATTCAAAGCGTATTCAGATCGAGTCAAAATTCCTCCAGGTAAGGTTTCGGTTATAGACACTGGAGGACTCGAATTGATCGTTCGTGTAAAGGAAATTGTTGGATTCTGTACTATTATAAATGGAATTGGTGATGTAGTAATTGGATTCGCGTTTTTGACTACTGAAGGTTGATTTGAGGAAGATCCCATTCGTAAAAAACTATTTGGAAAAATAGTGTATGGAGACGTTGTTCCATCAAATCCCAGATTTGAAGAATCAATTTCAGAAACTGGAACAACTACAATTGGATTGGATCCAGAATTAGACCAAACAAGATAGCCTTCATTGTTTGACGCAGAAATATTACTTGCAGACGTAACTTGATTAATTGATGCGTTCAGATTTGAAATGCACGTCTCTTCTGAAGTATCATTCATGAATGTAAACATTGTGCCAGTTTCTCTATTTAAATAGGCAGCCGCTACTGAATTTGTTAAGAAAGAAACATACTTTGCATATTCACACTGGCCCCCCCCATCTGGAACAATAGGACTATTGCAGCCCGAAATGTTGATGAACACGTCGGATCCCCAACCAGTAATTGCAAAATACGAATCTTGAGGTATTGTCACAAGATTGGCCGAAGTTGACATTGACGAAGAATATCCAGATTCGCTTAAATATCCTGAGAATTGGAGTATACCTGCGCTACCAAACCAATTAAGTCCCATCAGAGTCGCACCATTTGACGTTGAAGAGACAATGCTTCCAACTCCATCAACGTCAAGGGCATGAAACACGTATTGCATGTAATAACCCGGTTCAATTGCGGTACCTAAATAAGTATTGTATGGATTGTAAACAAAATTTACCGAGAGATTGCTTGATGAAAACAGTGCATTTGACAGATCCATATTTACTTCGCGAAGAAAAGATGAAGGAGATTGATAAATTGCGTCTGATAGTGTCAACGTATTACTGTTTGTTAATGTATAAAGCGTATATGTATCGTTGCATGATGAAACTGAAAATATACCTTGGTCTGCTCCAAATGTTGCATCACCCATTGAAACGTTTGAAGCGTATGTCAAGAACGGAAAAAAATTCGTGCTCGAAACATCTATTCCAAGGAGACCACATGTTGTTACATTTGACGACTCAATTTGAAAACTTCCAATATTCCAAGTACTTGATCTAAACAATGGATCTATACTCCAAATTAATTTACTTGTTGAAGGATTAGTTTGAACTTGAACGCCTATCCCAGTCTGCACTTGAATTGCATTCTGAAGAGTTGATGCAAATTGTTCTAGTGAATACGTACCTTTCGGGATTTCGTGAGACGCAAGACTCACTGGAAAATCAATAGATATCGGAGAATCGTATTGTATTATCATTGTTACAATAAATAAACCGCTGTCATCTGAAACTTGAATCACATTGCTAGAAGAAGAATTTATAACGTATGGAGATTGTACAGTGCTCTGCGATGCAGAATTAATCGAAAAGAAAGACGGTGGTTGTTCTATTCCCAGACCTGTTGCTGCCAAAGAATTACTTGCTACAATAGAGCAAGGACTTAAGTTGGTATTTTTCCAAAGCAATGTATTATCACTGTAACTGTACGAAACGGAAACGCTACTTGGCAAAATTGAATTTATAAACATAACCAATGATGAAATTGTGTATGAATTTTGTGGAATTTTAAGAGTAAGTCCGAGGCCGTAAAGATTTAGTTTGTCGTTCGACGAGTTAATGTTTGCGCCGACTGCACCAAAGAAAAGTGGAGAATATCCAGTGAGGCAGGGTATCAACCCCGGAATTCCTGAGTAATGGAAAGGATGCGTAGATGGCAATGCATTATTTAATCCCCATTTTGTCGCCAAGTATCCTTCGACTAATAATATTTCTTGTGGACTTAAGTTTTTAGTAAAGGTGATAATTTCGCCAATATCACCCTCCCAGCCATCTTTTGACGAAACGTCATCATAAAAAAAACCTTTAAAGGGTGTATTTTGAGTTCCACTTGCTTGAATTCCATTTACACTAAGCAAAAATGTAGAAGCAGAAGATGGAAATTGAACTGTTCCTCCAGTTACATTTATCGCCTTTACAAACTGGGTCGCTGGCGACGTCGTTTGGTATTGCGCGGTTCCTAATTGATTTATTGAGTAGCACGCAGCCGACGCACTTAACAAATTTGAATTTACACCGATATCTCCGGTAACGAATGTTGTAAAGACATTCGCATTAACCGCAGTTGTGGAATTTGATGCCTGCGATGCAGCTGACGCTACGGTTGTGCTTGATGAGATTTGAGACTGAAAATATGTAATAACCTTTCCACCCAAAAGAATGTTATTTGAATTGTCTGTATCATAAGGGTTTTCTACATTATATCCCAAATTTCCAAAGACGGTTTGATACTTTACAACTGGTTTCCAATATGAAGTACTTGTTCCGTCAGTGGGAGGAACTTGATTAACATTGCCGACAATTGCTAACGAAATAAACGTATATCCTTCGTACACAATGTTATCTCCTCCAGTATCAGAATACGTAAGAATAGGATTCCATTGCGAAAATTGACCTGAATACTGGCCTTGACGACCCACAAGAAAAATATTTGTTAATTTATTTGAACTTGTTCCAAACAGAGTTTCATCTTGATAGAATAAACTAGTTTC